AGCATTTTGCAACTTGGCAAAGTTCTGCGCTGCAGTAAGTGTTACGCTAGCATTAGCAGTCAGATCATTTAATCCTTTGGTGATTGCTGGGAAAAACTCAGCCGACGTGAGCCTGCCAGTTTCCACCAGCTTAATCAGCGCTTGTTGGCTAATCCCCAGGCCATTGGCAGTTGCGGCTAGAGCAATCGGCAGTCTTTCGCCAAGCTGTTGACGTAGCTCCTCCATGGAAACCACGCCTTTTGAGGCAATTTGTTGGAGCGCCACAAAGGTCCCGTTGATTCCATCATTGGTCAACCCCAGTACTTGGCCCGCTTTTGCTACTGACGCAAACAGCTCTTTCTGCTGTTGCAGTGGCACACCGGAAGCGGTTGCTGCTGCGGTAAAACTGCCGAAAGTGCTAGACAGGCTTCTGTAAGACAACCCCAACGTCTCGGCGGTTTCACGGGCGAAGCTGAGAGCCCCAGCCGCCCCTTGGGCGCCAAGAGTGGCGGAGAGCTTGCGGGTGGTCGTTTCAAGCTCTGCCGCTCCCTGAATGGATCCCTTCAGGAAGCCAACCACCGAATAGGTAACCCCAACAAAGCCCAGTGCATTCAAGGCGTTGCCAAGCACACCAACCGCTACGCTAGTTTTGCCAAGAGCTTGATCAACTTGTAGCTGTGTGCGTGCAATTTCCGACTGTGTTTCCTTAAACGCCCGTGAGCCAATCGCTGTTTTGTCCAAGGTTTGGCTTAGCTCCGACAAACGATTGCGTAGCCCGCTAATTGTTTGCTCTTTACCGCTGAATCCATTTAAGGCATTATTGATTTCTCTTTGTGTTGCTGCGATTCCTTTTTGTGCCGTGACAAACTCCCTGGATCCAATCTCTGCTTTTTGCAAAGCGCTATTATACTGGGCCAGTTTATTATTTAGCCCTTCAATGCTGTTTTGGCTGCCAGTAAACCCTTTTAGTGCCGCATTGAGCCTGTCTTGAGTTTGAGCAATTTCTTTTTGTGCCGCCACAAACTCTTTAGAGCTAATCTCAGCTTTTTGCAATACTCCGTTAAGTTCGGTTAGTTTATTGTTTAACCCTTCAATGCTATTTTCATTTCCGCTGAATCCCTTTAGCGCCGCATTCAGCCTGTCCTGGGTTTGGGCAATTTCTTTTTGCGCTGCTACAAACTCTTTAGAGCCAATTACGCTTTGGCCTAGGGTTTCGTTCAGCGCCGTCATCTTGTTGCGCAACCCGTTAATAGTCGTTTCCCCTGCGGCAACCCCCTTTAGCGCATTGTTGATTTCCTGCTGTGTTTTGGCGATTTCTTTTTGCGCAGCCGCAAACTCTTTTGATCCGATAGCCGCTTTGTTTAGGGATTGGGTTAACTCATTCAGTCGGCTACGCAGCCCTTCAATCGTCTGGTCGCTGCCGCCGAATCCTTGCCTGAACTGCTCCCCCGCCTGCTTACCCGCCTGTCCGATCTGCCGCGAAGCATCAAGGATGCCCTTGACATCGGCCGTTACCTTGACAACCCACTCGTTTGCCATGTCAGCTTCCTGGGGTGACGACGTATTGGGTGGGGTTGGACCAGCTCAGGGCGTACTGATCAAGCACCCCAATACCACGGCCTGGGGGATCGCCATCGATCGGCACCGCACGGCAGCCAGGAAGCAGGGCGATGATCCGCTGCGTGAGCAACTGCAGGGCCGTGAAGTCACCCGCTGGCGACCACTCGGACACGTAGAGCCGGAACTGCGGATTGAGCGCCGTCTCGCCGGTGGCAAATGCTTCGGTGGAGTAGTCGGGGTTGGCGAGGATCACCACCTCTAGGCCCGCTACGGCCACCCCCTCGGGCAGGGATTCATTGCGGCGGACCACTGCGATGGCGGGTATGGCGGTGCCACTGCGGGGGGTGTAGGTGCCCAGTGCTGCGCCGACCACGGCATCGGCCGCCAGTAGGTCGTACAGCTCCTGTGCAGTGGTGGGCAGGGTCATGCTGCAGCTTTCCCGGCGAGCTGGGGCGGGTCGCTTGTTGGGCGGTTGGCGCTGCCCTTGGCAAACGGCTTAGGGACGGGGTAGTATTTAAAAGTCAGTGCATCGCCGCGCTCTGCCCCGCATCGCGACGCCGCGCCTCGCTCCGCGCTGGGGCCCTTCGGGGCCCACAACCCACCACTGAGCCATCTGGTTTTCTGGTGGGCTGATAGCTCACCACAGCTCCAGGCGGCGCCATTCACCGCTACGCCTAGCGAAGCTACGCAAACCGCAGGGGCCTTGCTATCAAGGCCCACCCAACCATCCCAAGAGGATTCAATCAATGGCATTTCGCCGCTTTGAGCTAACGCTTGAGGGCACACGCCCGCTTATCTGCAGTAACCCCTGCACCGTGGATCCACTAGGTCCCCACGCTGAAGCAATCAAGTATTTTACCGGCCTCAAGAAGAACCGCAATGAACACGCCCTGAGGCGACTGCACTGGTTGTTCTCCGGCTACTGGGGAACCGAAGGCAGCTTCACCTACGGCCCCAGCTTGGACGGTGATTCCGACTTCAGCGGATTCGCTGATCCATTCCTGCCAGCTCAGAACTTGCAGCGCTGCATCCGCGATGGTGCCACGGCATGGAAGCTCGGCAAGGACACTAAAAGGGCGATCGTTGTCGAGGGTGATGCACCGCTTGCTTACGCCGGGCCTACCGATGCCAATCTGATGTACGGTGACCCGCGCTTTACCTCAATCGCTCCTACAGGCCGGGGCACCATGGCGGTACGGGTAAAGCTGCCCCAGTGGAGCGCTACCTATCGGCTTCTGGTAAATGACGAGATCATTGATCCCACCACTCTGGCGAAAATCTTGGATCGTGCTGGCATCGCCGAAGGCCTCGGCACTTGGCGCCCGATGCACGGTCGCTTTCAAGTGATTCAACTTGAAGAAATAGAGGTGGCCTGATGAATGACCCAAAGATTGCCTCAATCGACGCCTACCGTCTTTGCAAGGGCCAGACCATACCGGCCGATGTCGTGTGGGAACACTTCGCCAATCGGCGACCCAACACCGTGGCCAGTTGGGTTTTGGAGCACGGAGACGAGGCGCTAGCTAGGGCCGCTCGAATGCCTCAAGTTCTGCTTCAGGTTCGGGGCTGGCTTGATCGTGATCGCAGCAAGGCGGAGCTTCCTCCGCTGGTGATGAACACGGCAGGTGGCGCCATCAACGTGCTTACCGATGACAAGGCTTCAATCTACCTGAACGATCAGGCGTTCCAAGGGTTGCGCCGTCATCAGCGGGCATCCACTCGGCTTGTCGCTGCCGTGGATGAATCTACGTTGACCGGTGCCGCCCGTCGCGAACATCAAAACCGGATCAACGTGCATAGCTTTATTGCTGCATCTGCTCAGGGCGCCCAGCGTCAGCTCCGGCTGTTGAAGCAGAACGGCAAAAAAGCGCCGCGATTGGAGGGGTGATTGCCTGGGCATCCGCAAGGTGTAAGCCCTAGGCCGCTGCTTCGCACCGCCTCGCTTCGCCGTCCGCTGCCTCGCACCGCCCCGCAACGCACAGGGGCCCCTTACCGGGCCCAACCTCTCCCCTACTCACCATTATTGAGGATTTAACTTTGGCTCACTACTGTGCTCCAGGTTTTCAGTTTGATGGAAAAGGATTTAGCCCAACGAATACACCGCCAAGCGTCAAGGCTGTATGTGAAGGGTTGTTTACGCTTGGCTCGGGTGTCACTTTGGCAGCAGAAAAGCGCCCGGCTTTTCTTGCTGCATTGCATCAAGCCGTACAAGAAAAACACATTGATCTTTCAGATCCTAACCCTGTCGCTGGCATTGAATGGGAAGCCTTAGTCCCTGGTGCTGAATGGGAAGCCTTAGGCGACACCGGCGAAGGAACAATCAAGGTCACAGTAGAATGGCGGGTATCTATTGCCCCGCTACCTGAGGCGTCTGATGCGCTGAGTCTGCTCCCTAGTTGACCCGGTAACCTGCCACAACCACCGCACAACCACCATGGAAGCTCGCTCCTGCACCCGCTGTGGCGCCCGATGGCTAGGTGGGCAGTTGTATTGGTCAGGCACCGGCAAGAAAGCTTCAGAGCTTGACCTAGCCGGC